TGTTATGGTTGACTATAAAGTCAGCGAAGGAAATGCTTCTGGCTTTTAACAGATAAAAAGAGACCGAACACGATTCCTGTTTTCGTCAACAAACAAGAAACCCTTTTTAAATTAATTTGTTAAGCAAAATTACGCTCATCTTTTAATCCCAAACACGTACCATTGCATATTAATGCATTCAATTAGTTACCATTTTTTTCGAGTTTTTTAGAGAAAATTTCGGGACTATTTCAGACCAATCCAGGCAGAAATAAGCAATCCCTATATTGAATGATTCCGCAACAATTATGTAAAATCACCTCCGGCTGATTTTCATTCAAACTCGCGCTATCGAACGTCCATCAGCCAGCCGTGGCACGTTCTTGCATACGACGTGCTACGGTTTCATTTATCTCCGACCGGAAACTTCTTATACAAAGTCGATACGCCAACATCATAAATGATCGCCACCTTCTGGCGAGGAACTCCTGATGCAATATAATTTGTGGCTGGATTATCTGGACGCACTGGAACTGGTCGATACTTCCGGTGCGCCAGATATTGAATGGCCTACGCCTCCGGCAGTTCAGGCCAGATGACATCCGGTGCGGTGCTGGTATCTGTTGCCGTCACAGCGTCGATATAATCCAGCACAACGTTAAGTCGGGTAGTTTCTTCTTGCGTCAGTTTGCGCCCGGCCTGCAGCTTTAACTGAATCACGCTGATATTAGCCATTGCTGCGTCTGTCAGCGACTGTTTTTTCTGTTCAGCGTCAGCTACCAGTTCATCATGAGAACGTTCCGGAGGGAGCGGCGCAGTAAATACCCCGTCTGAATACCCCCAGCCGATTCCGGGATGCTCACTGATATCAGAAATATCAATGAGCTGCTGATTATCCGGCACTGTGAATTCAGCCTCGCCATCCCAGACAATGACATTCACAACCATCCCATTTTCAATAACTGCATATGACGTATTCATTATGCAAACTCCTCGATAATACAAATCCCTGCAGCGCCTTTCCCGCCCGTCATACTGGTTCCGCTATAACCGGCATCGTATGCACCACCGCCACCTGAACCATATGCCTTGCCGCTAACACCACCGCCAGCGCCTGCGCGTCCACCGCCACCCCAGTACGATGTTCCGCCTTCACCGCTAACGCCGATATTTCCGGACTGACCGTCGCCTCCACATCCACCAATGATGTTTATATCGCCAGTACTCGGCACACCTCCGTTACCACCGTTTGTGTTTGTGACTCCTGATTTTCCGCCGCCTGCGCCACCAGGAGCAATTAACGATGCGAATAAGCTATTACCGCCATTGATGCCGTAAGTCGCACTAACACCACCGGCCCCACCTGCGCCGATAGTGACTGGATAACTATTCTGTGTCGGGGTCATTATTGACATTATTGTTCCACCGGCCCCACCGCCAGCACCGAAAAACGTTTCATTATTGGATATAGCCTTGCAGCCGCCCCCTCCGCCACCGCCGCCCGTTATTGTGACCCTGATCCGTTTTGTTCCTGGCGTCGGGGTGTACGTACCTGATGACGTGAAAACCCGGGTATTCACCAAGCGTCCCACGTATCCGTTTGTAGCTCCCAAACCAAGATAATGAATAACCTCCTGTTTGCTTGTTTTAGCCAGAATATCCCGTCCAACATTAGTCAGGGTTGTCAGGCTGGCTGTATCATTCCCCGTAAAATACGGTAGTTTGTCTGCCGCAGTGGCAAGGCCTGCCAGTGCAGTGAGCGTGGCGTCAAGCGCCTGGAAATCCTTCCCCAAAGCCGCTTCCATTTTGGAGATAAACCCGTTCAGGTCACCATCATCAAGCACATCCAGCCCACTTTTATTAGCTGTGTACTGTGCAAGCGCTGCCGTAATAAAGCTGGCCTGTCGAATGGCTTTGTTCACCTGCGCACTGGATGCTTTCCCTGCTGTAAATCCGGATAAAAGCGCAGGCAACGCTTCCCATTCCTCCTGCGGCATAACATTGGCATTTTTACCCGTTGCGAATGCTTTAAAGTCATTTTTTGCCATCAGAGTAATACTCCCCATGCCCCTACATCAAAACCACTGATGAATTCGTTATCCATATCAAAACCAAAAAATTTTGAGCCTTCCGATGGGGTTTCCACCGAAGGTGTTTCAATGCCACCCGCCCATACCCCGGCGGCTTTTACTGTGAGATACCCCTGTTTAATTGCCGCAATTAACTCACGCGATACATCTGAAATATCAGTATCAGGAAAGACCCAGACCGATATCGTCATGTCCTGGTTATCGACTATCTGCATTCGCAGTCCGGATCCTGCTGTTGCCGCGTCAAGAATTGCCGGAAGCGAATCATTCCGTCCGTCCCAGTTATTAATCGCAATCTTCGCTTTAAGGATGACACGATAAGTTTCATCGCTGAGGTACATGTATCCGGAATCAGGATCGTATGGCCCCTGCCATACACCCTGATCATATCCAAGCCCGTCGGTATCCCAGCTGAAATAAACACCTGAAATAGGCTGGCTGACAACACGGCTACGTCCGATCCACAATCCCAGAATGTCAAGTTGCACACCAACCGCAGAGTCAATATCAAATGCAGTAATCAGCCCTCTGGTGGCAGCCGCAACATCAATAAGCGGCCGGGTCATCAGATCAACATGTGCAAGAAATTTAGGTTTGGTGGCGTGGTAGTTCGTGATTAGTTCGGTGTATTTGCTCATGACTCCACCGTTATAACGATATTTTCCGGGGTACAGGACGCAGATTCGTTGTATCTGATATCAATGTTTGATGACGACAAAGCCCCCGGGGATTTCCCAATCGTCAGTTCCTGAATATCGTAATAGCGTGCATTCCCGCCACTCACCACGCCAAGATTCGCCGGTGAGTAAATGCGACTTAAAAGGACCGAATCACCAATCATCAGACTATTGATATAGTCGGAAATAGCCTGCTGGATCTGCTGCCCTATCTGTGAGGTATAACCCGTAAAAACTTTTAATTTAATCCGGGCATAAACAGGCACATCACTGGAACGCGAAAATTTGATTACATGGGGATTGCCGTATTTATCCGGAACCGTAACGGATGTTGTACCGTGAGTGGCTGTCCCCTGGCCTTTATTCCCTCTGATAGCCTGAGCAATATCCGTCACATCACCGCCATCCACAATTACAGCAACAGAGTGTGGCGGTAACCCGTTACCGTCCTCCGAACCATTATCGTTTTCATAGAGTTTGTGGCGGGTTACACCGGTAACATTAGAAACAGCACCATTCAGTGCTTCAAATGGGGTTATTGATGGCAACGCAACACTTTGCGACTGTCGGATACGTAACTCCGCATCAGTTTCTGCCGGAGTGCCCACAGTAGCCGCAGCAGGATTGGTTACCGAAACCCAGCCACGGGTTGGCGTATTAATTTCAGTGATAGTTCCAGCCAGCGCCGCCACTGCACCACTGACGGAACATGTTGCGGTCACCATCACTGTACCATCCACGCCGACCACCACTGAAGCAGGCAAACGCCATATCACATTATTACTGTCTTTCACGCTGCCATTAATGATGGTTGTTCCGGCAGTTCCTGTAAGAAGCAAATCAACCGTAGAGTTCGTCGCGCCTTTACGTGAAATACCATTTATTTTCACGTTACTGGTCAGTGCAGCCCCATAGCTGGTTGCTGGTGAAAAACAGTTGTAGACAGTTATCGCCATATTATTGGCATCATGAATCGCCAGCGCCATCAGAGCCACCATCTGGCCGTCTTTGCTGTCCGGTTCGAGGTAGGCATCACTGCCATAAATCTGCTGAAAATAGCTAATCAGGGTGCTGAGTATCGTCTGATAATCAGGCGCACTGATCCCCTCCGCGGTTACCTTTGCAGATAAACCGAGAGAATCAAGGTTCAGAGCCATTACGCCTCCGATGTAACAGTCGTTATTCCATAAAGAGTGTCGATTTCAGCGGAAAACATGACACGTCGGGTCGTGGTATCCACCGTCGTATTGAAAGAGAGGATTGATTTAACGCCCTGCGTTTCGAGGATGCGCTTACGGATCGCCAGGTTGTAGGTTTCCGGCTTCTGCTTACCGAGTACGGACTGGATCCACGGAGTCCCCTCGGTGGTGTCGAGAAACCATTGCCCATACCACAATTCGAATCGCGTTTTTACCGCCTGCGCCACGGCCTCCGGTGAGTTAATCAGCCAGGTGTCATCACCGCTGCCAAAGGTGTAATCGCCATCGGCGTCTTCACGTCTGTATCGCATCAGTTTACCCCATCGGTATTGCTTCCACCGCGCTGAACACCGCCATGAGTGTGCGTATCATCGATTGGCTTGCCGTTAGCCTTCACGCTACCCAAAAACTCAACAGCACCAGTGATTTTTGAAGCCACACCAGAAACAACAGACCCCACCATGCCACCCATCCAGGTTAACAGGCCATGAATGGTTACTTTCTCAGAAAAATCAGCCAGAGGGGCAACCACATCAAGCCCCCCCGGAGCGACAATTTTAATTTTCCGGGTATCAGGATTAAGCTCAAAATAGGTGCTGCCGTCGTCACTACGCAACTGTGTAGCACTGGTATTAATACCGCTAATCTTCCTCGCCTGAGACTGCGGCCCGACGATACAGAAAGCATCCGATAAATCATGCACCCGGTCGTCGACAGGCTCCTGCACACCGCCACTCTGCCACCAGAAATCAATACAACGATCGGCAAAAACGACAAGACACTCATCCCCGGCTTTTACCGGAAAAGTCAACGTACAGCCTCCGCCGCGCGGGAATACCACTGGTACATCCACCAGCAGGGGTAATGTCGTCGACTGGTTGATTCCATTTGAGTCCGGCTCATAGCCTTTAATCGCAGGTTGAACAACCACTGTTACCGTGTCCGGATCAAATGACTGGACGATGCCGGGCATAGAAACACGCAGCGCCGACATGACAGAGCCAGCAAGTCTTACATCGGCCTGTTCTTTGCTACCAAGTTGAGCGCTTAAAGAAACGGGCATTCATATGTCTCCAGAAAGTAAAAAACCCGCCGGGTGGCGGGTTCATTATTGAAGTTTCATTACTGCTTGTTTGCTTCTAACGCTTCAGCTATTCGGCGAAGATACTCATTGTTTTTAAATGAAACCATGATGCACTCAAAGAATATTCGGCAAAATACAGCACATAACAAAAGCACTAAAGCGCCAGCAGCCTTCCCATTAACAAACGTTATAATGGCGGCAACAACCAGAAGTAACATTGTGATGCCATACAGAACGTTGATGATTTTTGGAGTTATTAATTTATCAAATCCGAACATGTGACAAATTCCTTATCGTGAAAGTAGAAGTATCACATTATAATTACGAGTGATTAATCAACAATCTTTTTGCATGGAAAGGAACCGATGATTTTCGGCGCATCCATGCTGTTCTGCAGAAGCTGGACGCCAATGTAATTCACTTCACCTTCCGGCAATCATACGTCCAGAACTCCCGAGGCTCGTCCATATTTTTGCGGATAACTTCAACGTTGAGGATCGGCTTGCCATTTCTGGCCACAAAATCCATCCCTAACCAACGCCCATTACCCGGAATCATCCATTGGATGTTCACATTGTCATAATCACCTTCCTGTTTGAGAAAGATGATTTTCTGTGTCTCCGGTTTCTGTCCATTAATCCTTGCAAGTCCGTCTTGCGCTTTCCAGTTGATCGTAAATGGTCCGCAACCGGTATCAGCAAAGGAAATGAAGGAGATACAGACAAGTAAAACTGTCAACAATGGTCTTTTCATGTGTATTTCGCCGCATCAATCCCTTTCGAGTTAAGCAATTCTTTGCCACCTTTAGCCAGGCAAAGCAGGTCCATATACCACGCCTGCCCTCGGGTGTCGCCAGTATAATCAATGCTGCCCACAATGTAATCACCGTCAGTATTAATGCTGGCAGGCTGTGACATGCCTGGCAGACCGTTAACGTAGAGATTACCGTCGCTTTCAGACTCATCCAGTCGTGCTGGCGATTTCGCTACCTGGTCATTACTCAAAGAGGCACGGTATACAGATGCCTGATCCAGACGAATAAGCCCACCGAGCTTAATATTTGGATTAATCAGGCATCTGACATTTACGCCAGCTCCCATCGTCTGCTGTGGCATACCGATAAGCCCGGTGTTAGCATTCAACACCGTAGCAACACCAATATATTTATCTTCAGGAACAATATTTACCAGATTATTTTCATACCACCAGTTAGCCTTACACTGCCCTGCGATATGATTCATCAACCTTGATGTGTTTTGATAAACAACGCGACCCCGGGGAAATACCGTTTCAGGCATGTCAGGAACTGCGCCGGATTCGATGCCATATGGTTCGAATGATTTCATACCCAGACTGAAAAGATCTCTGTACTTCCAGCCAGATGCCACTGTGGTTTTCACACTTGCGTTCAGGTGGCCTTCCCAGCTGTCAATACACTGCAACATGATCCAACTGTCTGTGGCATTATCTTTACCAGTGACAGTAAAACGGATATCTCCATTGAATATCATACCAACGTTTTCATCAGGATAATTACCTGCTGCATCCGGTTGCCCCTTGTATCCGGCAATAACCTGTATACGCGAAAACTCCTTCTGCATAATCCGGTTCTGAGTGGTAGGAGACAGGTTATAAACCTTAAAATTTCCAACGAATCCATTAAATATGGTCGCAGGCATTTTCTGAATATTGAAAGTGACTTTAAGCTCAGAAATTTTTATCCCGTCGCCCTTATCATCAACAAGCAATAATTCAAAGTGACGCATCCAGTTTTTCGACATTGTTACTCCGTGAAAACATAGAGGTGTGAGAGCGTTCCAAGATCGAATTGCGTCGGATTCTCCTGCCCTGCCACGTCGCAGAGCACCACCAGAGAAAAACCCAGATCCATATATCGATACTGTGCCAGCAGGTCAGCCCCAGTAATCATCGGTATACCTGATATAATGGCGGAGCCATTGCTGCCAGCAAGATCCAGAACCCAGTACTCGCCTCGCCAGATGACAGACAGGTGATAAACCGAACCGTTAATTGTGGTGGCAAAAGTCTGATTGTCAGCAACCAGTGGGATTTCTACGGCTTGCATGAATCACCTTCCCAGAAATAAATTGCTCAAATACCCATCAACAGTGGAGATACCTTCTTGCGCCATCTGTGGCAGCGATTTCAGAATGGAATTATTCGGCAGCCCCGTTGTTTTGGTGCCTGTATTCTGCACAGCAGACGTTCCGACTCCCTCGGTCATATTGTTTTTCGGGGCAACCCTGACTGACTGCGTGGAGGTAATAATTACTTCCCTGAGGGTAAGTGTCGCCAGAAGCACATTTTCACTACTCTTATCGGTCGTAACCTCCAGCGTTTTTATCAACATATTGTTGTAAATACGCTTGCCGGTTGTCACATCGAAAGGAATACGATTCCGCTGCAGGTTAAGCAGTTCCTGATACAGTTCTTTCGGGCTCAGCCCCAGTAAACTGGTAGCCGTCAGGTTACTGGCAAAATCAAGCAGCGATCCGCCTCCGGAAAAACCGGTTTCCATCACAACCTCAGAAGGGCGCCTGAATGCGTGTTCTGATATATAACCAGCGCCCTCACCACTGGCACCAGCATTCGTGGGCTGTTCAACCGGATGTTCCGTAATTTCCAGGGCGTCAGTGTGCTTTTCGGTAATAACCACATCAGGAATAATGATTCCTATTGAGCGGGTTTGCTGCTGCAGTAAAACAGATAAAAAGTCCATTACGCAGGTCCTTTCAATTGCTGTACCGCCCTGGCATTTACAGCCCCCTGCTTGTCAGCGATCAGATTAGCCGCCTCCTGAGGGTTGTTAACTCCATGAACATTTATAACAGTCTGCTGGTTAAGGCTGCCAGCGGCGGCCTGATACGCCAGCGGGCTGTTCCAGTTTGAATAACCTTCTTTGCGCGCCATCGACTGCATCAATGCTCCCATAGTCTGGGGATCTGTAAGATTCAATATTGCATTCGGTGATACTCCCATCCATTTCGCAACATCCTGTGCATACTTTTTCGGATCGTTGTTATCACCTGCCGGGGCCCAGGTACTGACAATATCCTGAATAGTCTGTAATGCTCGTCCGGTTGTTTTCCCGGTAAAGTAACGCATGAGCTGGTTTTTCATCGCCTCCCAGCCCTCAAGAGCTGATTCGAAAAACCGGAACCCTTTACCGCTCACCGGGCGAATGTTCCCGGGGTTATTGTTGCGATCAGCAAGAGTACCGCCGCCGGGGATGTCGGGCTGGACGTTGGAGCCATGCACTACACCGTTACTCTGTCCCTGCCGGATAACTTTACCGGGTCCCCCGTGCAACCAGTCCATCCACGCAGGCCATTCACGGACCTCACTGACATCCCTGCGTCCGATATCTGTTTTTATACCAATAGCAGCCAGCGTGTCGCCGATAATTCGCTTCGTATACCTCAGTGAAGATTTTGCGCTATCGGCAATATTTTCTCTGTCACTAACAATATAACCTGCGTAAAGCGCCCACAATTTAAGCCAGGCTGGGACCGGCAAACCTGATATTTTTCCGAAAGCCCCCAGAACCTTGGATATCCAGACACCCGCGATGAATGTACCGAGGATTTCCAGTGATTTTTGCCATCCCCCCACGCTGTCTTTCAGCTCGAGTAATTTGTCGCGGAACCAGGTGATCGCATCCTTCGCTTTATCTATTGCCGGTTGCCATTTTTCCCAGTCGATAAGGCTGTTACCGCCTTCTTTCCATGTTTTGTAGTCTTCCCACAAGAGACCGAGAGCCACGATCAGACCAGTAATCAGCCCTATAGGTGACATCCAGAAAGTAGAGTTAAGTATCCGCATGGCGACAACCAGGCCGCCGATAACCTCTATCAGGGTTTTCGTTTCGGCATCCAGTTTTCCCCACCACTCGATGATATCTCCGACACCATCGACTATCCGAAATGCAACCCGCCCGACTATCTCACCCAGCCAGAGGATCCCTTTTATGACCTTTGTGATGGTGACTTCAATTTTGGGAAAATTTTCAATTATCTTTTTGCGCAGGTTATCAATCTGCCCCGCCAGTCCGTCCGCAAGATTCGATCCGATTTTGTCCCGCGCCATCCCGGCCATTTCACCGAGCGATTTCAGCGAGGTCATAAACCGGTTTGACGATAAGGCAGCCTGATCGGCATTAAATCCGATCGCTTTCACCATTTCTGAATACTGAGCGCTGAACTGCCCCACTCCGCGACGCATAGCCATCAGGGTATTTTCGTCAATGCCCAGCATCTGCGCATACTGGTTAGCCCGGTAATACGGCATGCTGCTGAGTTTCTGTCCAACGCCCGTAAAGATAGCAGCCATGTCACGCATGTTACCGCTGGCATCACGGGTCTGTACGCCCAGGCGATTCAGAAATCCCTCAGCCCCGGGGCTATTACGGATAAAACGGGCAAGGCTCTCCAGTGACCCGCGCGCAGCGTCTGCACTGCCGCCAACCTGCGAAACCGCATAGCCAATAGACTGAATTCCATGGACCGTCGCGCCGGTGCGCTGTGACGCCCAGTAAAGATTATCCAGACCGGAGGCGATCTTAGCCGTGAAGGCCACCACGGACAGTGCAGTTCCTTCGACGGCCAGCCCCATTTTGATGACATTTGCAGTTGTACCGGCGAGGACAGAACCGAACTTTTTCGCTCCTGCATCATCCACACTGAAGCCAAGCGAGACGAGGAAATCTTTAATAGTTTCAGCGTTCATTATCCTCTCTCCATTTCTCAATGCGCCGCTGGTTATCCGCTTTTACCGCCAGATGGTCATTCAAGAGAGCAATGTCGTACAAATCGACAGAGCCATCTTTAAGTGCTGTATAAGGAATTAACCCGGCGTCAACCGGATTGAGAAGGTAGGACAGCCCGTCCGGCAGGCTGTTAAACGTCAGCCCTGTTGCAGGCTCTGCGTCGTGCTGGTAAGGGGTGTAGGCAAAAAATTTCCCAGCGAATCGGCGACCACCCGCGCCACCAGATGAAGCATGACCAGCAGGTCAATATCATCAAACATCAGTTCGCCCCGAGTAAATACTGGCACCCATCCGTCCATATGACGCCGCGATACCACCGCAAGACAGGGATGAATAATCGCATCGGTGTCATCTTCGGTCAGGGAAGACAGTTCCTCAGCGATACGCGGGAGCATGGTTTCAAACACCGGTTTTAACTGCTCGAATTTCACGGTGTCGATTTTGCCATCAGCAGGCAAACGGGAGCGAATGCTCCCGAAATCTGACATCATTCCTGCCAGCACCGGCAGAAGTTTGCGGGTCACTTTCAACTGGTCAAAAACGCTGAGTTTTGCCGTGCGATATTTCACGCCTTTAATTTCGAATTCCATGCATTAAAACTCCCCGAGAACCTGGTCAATCTTGCCGCAGTCAAACACCCACGGCATCGTATTACCGGTTTTAGCGTTGGCGTTATCCGGTTGTTTCTGAAACGCAACACTGCGTGCCGTGATGATGTCGCCGCTGACCTTGTTGCGGATCACGATAACGTTATTCCCCCATGTGGCAGAAGACTGGCTCTGTGCGTTATACGCCAGCGACAATTTTTTATTTGTCGGTGATGTCTTCAGAAGGTTAACGGTAATCGTCCCGCTTTTATCTGCATGGAGACTGTGCATCACTTCGCCATCAGCACCGATGGTCATGGTGTTTTTAGGACCGCCCATCGCAACCACAATCCCCTCTTCAGAACTTGCCGAACCGTACCCGAGGTCAATCGAACCGGTCGGCCCGGTCAGCGTCGCAGTGACATCCATAAAAGAATAGGTAGACATTCACTTCCCCTTAGCGAACAACGTTAATCTGTACGTCAGCGTAATGAACCGCGCCTGCAAGTTTTATTGCAGCCTGAATCACCGGAGCCTTACGGGCTTCACGTTCTGATTGTGCCTGTTCATCCAGCGGCTGGGCGTATACGTAATAACCTTTGGGCAGTGTGTCACCTGATGACAACTGACCAAGGTCGCCCCCGTTCCATACGCCCGGAGCAATCAGTCCATTCTGAACGGCCTGATCCAGTGATTTTTCAACATTTGATAACAGTCGGGTAATACCGGCTTCAGTCTGGGGAACTTTCGTGGTGCTGGTATAAAGCAGGTTATAGAGGCTGGTCTGCACATAATTCTGTAACCAGTCCAGGCCGTGGCGTTCATCAAAGAAATCGCCGTTAGCCATCACTCCCTGCTGGAGGATAGCTGTATCATTCTGGTAGTACACGAACACATTGCAGTTTTTTGCATCAAGTGCCGATGCCTGGCTGACTGTCAGTGTTTCATACCCGACACCCGGCTCCTGCTTAAACTTGAGCGTAATCGCGGTATTACTGCCATTGAAATTAACCGTGAATGCCCGGCCAAATGCAGATAACGCAGCGTATTTATTACCCGATGAATACTGAATAAAACTGCGTGAATATCCGGCGGTTTTCAGTTTTGATGCCAAATCATCGCTGGATGCAGTCTGCAGGCATTTCTCATCGCTTGTCGTAATCGCCAGAATACGGCTTACAGAAGAGGATTCGATCGCCGCAGCCACTTTCAGCCAGTCTGCATCCGGAATATCTGCATCGTCTGCAATCCCCAGTCCATACCATGAAGTATAATCAAGCATGGCATTCACAGCCTGCTCCAGCGTCTCAGGCGTGGCCTGTTCGCTGTCTCCCTTCGTTTTCACCCAACGACCGACAAAAACCTCCTGAGGTTTCGGTGATTGTGAGAAAAACACCTGCGCAGCTTTATATTCTGGTGATTCCACGCCAAAATCTTTTCCAATATCTTCCGCGGCAGAATAACGACGAATGCGCTCACTTACCGGAATGATTGTGGACGGGCCGAGAATGAGTAATGCACCAAAATTTCGCCCTGATGCTGCACGCGGCGACATGATCACATCAACATTAACAACGTTTGATACAGGCAAGCCCTGTGCCATAGCTTAATCTCCGAAAAAGATGACTGGTGCTTCCACCAGCGATTTAATACCGTACTCGCGCACAACCTTCCGGCGCAGGCACACCGTCATATCGTAGCGGCGGACCCATTGCTGATTAATAAGTTCAGGGAAGGGAGTCAGACCTGTGTAATCGCCAAGAGACAGCCCCAGCGCATTCAGTGCTGCATTGTTCTGCGGCACAGATATACCGTCACGAAACCGGGACGCATACACCATCCCCGCCGGTCCATAAAACGAAGCCATACACTCAATCGTTTCATGCCGCCAGAGCTGAGAGCCATCATCGGTCTGTCTGGTGAATGCCGGACTGTCATCACCTGACCATCCGATAACCCCAAACGCACACCAGTTCGTTTCAACCGGTAGCAGTGGCGGCTGCTCTTTCTGCCAGCGCGGGCGAACCATCCCGGCAGACAGACCGGAAACGTTACGCATCCACTGGCTTAACAGCCTGTCGAGCGCTTCGTCATAATCCGGATCGCCACTGGTTGGTATTAACCATCCGCGCTCTGTACTGGTGTTATTGCTCAACCGGAGTTCCTCCATCAAACGGCATCAACTCACAATGCGCCTGAACGAATCCGGCCCCATAAGCTGTATACGGGTCGACGAAGGTCACACGATAATCACGGCCCTGATACGTCACGATATCGGCATCACGGCCAGTCTGTCCCTGCGTCAGTCGCTCAGTCGTCACAATCAGAATTGCACCACTGATTACCTGCCCTGCCTGCATACGGCGGTTTTCCAGAGAGCGATCAACAGTTACGACTCCGGCAAACTGCTTTTTAACTTCACTGTCGCTGCCGATCCCGTCCTCATCCACCGTTTGCACTCGGCGTGTTACCCACAAATTGAAGTCGCAAAAATCGGGGTCAAAAAGTACATCTGTTACATCAAGAGTCGGCATCTTTATCCCTCACAACATGGGTAATGGCTCTGCGATATTGCCCGGTGTCAATTAATGGTTTCGCCAGATCGGTTCCCGGAGATTCGCCAGCAGCACGCCGGGCAAGTTCCAGTGTTGCCCCCTTGCGCCCCCGACGAGCCCGGGCTTCAACAGTACTGTCAGCAAGCGGCGTAAAGCCGGTAATGGTCATGTAACGCCTGACGCCATTAGCGGCCAGCGTTCCGGCACGGTTGAGTGCGCTTTCTGCTCCCGCAGCATTACCATCAAGAGCAGCCTGCGCCGCGGCTTTGAGCTGCGGCACCGTCTGCTCTTCTGCCGATTTAACGCCGGGGACCAGGTGAGGTCGTGGCGGGATGTTCTGCTCTGGTGAGCCGTATTCGTTGAGGTAACCGATGCCCGCATTACCAAACGGAACATCATCCCGCCCGCTGTCTTCCGAAGGGATGCCGACCAGCACATCTTTTTTGGTTAACGACCTGAGCGCATCCAGAATGGCCTTAGCGTTATCCACCCTCGTTGTTACACCGCTTTTGAAACTCATAGCTG